TGCCAACTGCAACAATACGTCACTATCCTTGCCGCCGCTATAACATAACAGCAACGGTGCATTATACATACGTTTTGAGGTTTCTGCTCCTAAACGTAACCTCTCAAATGCCATTTTCTCTATATCCATAAAATACACCTCGCCTACTTCAATCTCACCGGCAACACTAAATATGTTGTATTACCTGTATCATGTACATATACTGCTGACACTGCATTTGACATTTCAAGTGTAATAGTTTCACTGTCACACACTGAAATCATATCAATCAAATATTCACAGTTAAAACCTATCCTTAATTCACCCTCACATTCCGCCGCACAATCATCTTTGACCGTGCCTTTTTGTGTTTCCGCCTCAAGTTGTATTTTTTCATTACCAATAGACAAAACGACAGGTGTTTTCTGAAACTTTTTGCCGTCAAGCAACATATCAGTATTAACAATTAACAAACCACGCTCCAACGTTTCTTTAAATTCGTGCTTGTCCACTGTTGCCTTTACTGTCGGTGCATTCTTCATTAGGCTTTTATATTTCAAATACTGTCCGCTCAATATTCGAGCAGTTATAATATAATTCTCATATTCAAATACAACGTTACGGCCATCAGAACGGATTTTTATTTTTGTATCAATGTCAGGTGTTACCTTTGCGATTTCTTTCAATGCTTCCAAACAAATCACCATTGAATTGTTTTCGCAATCAGCATTGACGGAAGTTTGTGTATATGCCACTCTCAAACCGTCACTTGCAACATTATGCAATGTGCCGTTCTCGATTTCAAACAATACTCCCACTAAAATCGGCTTTTTTGCCGCACTTACCGCCGCAAAAGGAATTGTTTTTTTTAAAATGTTTTTTAACTGACTGCACGACAGACTAAAAGATGAAGTATCCTTTACATTTTCAATCTCCGGATATGCTCCTGCCGATTGTCCTTGAATTTTAATCTTTGATTTACCGCTTTTCAAATTAACAACAAATTTATCATCGCAATCAAGATTTATATACTCGCCGTTAAACTTTTTGGCAATGTTATCAAATAGCTTTGCATCTACAACAAAACTTCCCGCACTGCTTACTTCCGCATTCATAATATACTTAACGCAAATATTGGCACTATAACTCGTTATCGCAACAGTATTATCGCTGTTTGCCTGTATCATAATGCCACCCAAAGCTATAGCCGAATCTTTGGTTACACCTCTATTAACAATATTAATTGCCCTCATTATTTCTTCTCTCATAAACTTAACTTGCATTTTGGCTTTCCTCGCTTTCCATTAAATCAAACAGTGTGAGTTGGTCTGTTACTTCGTCCGTAGATTTCAAATAACCCACACCGTCACGGAAATAGTCAGCATTTAATTCTGTTCCTATTCCGTATCTACCCATTTTTACCGCAATATACGGTACAGTAAATAATCCTGCAAACGGGTCAAACACCGTATCGCCGACATTTGAATATCGGTTTATAATTCGTTTAACAATATCAATCTGCAACGGGCAAACGTGCATTGTTGCTTTCCGTCTGCTCTGTTGCGTATTTAACGTGTTCATTCTGTTTATGTCGTCCCACACTTCATCAGACCATGATGCAGGTGGAATTAACATAAACGTTGACGGCAACTTTCCGTTTTTATCTAACTCATTTGCCAACTCAACGTGTTTTTTGTAGTCGTAGACATTATTACGACTATATTTCTTGTACAATTTTTGCAATGCACTTTGTGACATTTTAGCTAATTCTTCTTTGCTTACAAGTCTGTTACCGTCACTGCGATAGAATGCGTGTGCATCTATCTGCCATTGTCCTTTGGTGTATTCATCTTTAGACTTTACCACCGGAACATCTGCATATGCTTTTGATGTATCTGTTGGTAGTTTTCGGAACAGTAAGATATATTCGGGACAACCTACACCCATCTTACTGCCGTCTTTGCAGTTTTCTGTCCACCCTAAACGATAGGTTTGATTATTTTCACGCACAACATCGGTTATGACCGTTATCATACCGAAATATTGAAAACCGTGTTTTATGTAATGCTCTATTGTATAGACGTGAAACGGTTCTATTGTTGGCATTCCCGTACCTGTCGCATTACCGAACAAAACTCTGTCTTTAACATGAATTGCCGCAACTCTACCCGGTTTCAAAATTCTGAACAGTTCCGGAGTTAAAAAGTCCATTTGCTCAAAGAATTTCGCCGTTGTTGCATTATGCCCGAAGTCGTTATAGTTTGCAGAGTATTCATAATGATTGCTAAATGGAATACTCGTATGTATCAAATCAACACTGTTATCCTGCATATTCTTTGTTTCTTCCACGCAATCGTTAAGTATTGCCGTATAGTTATCCCCGTTTACCTGCACTCTTTCCACACCTAACTTCCTTTCTAATTGCGAAGTATTCGCATTTGACAAACCGTATTTTTTTATAATATCGGTCATTTTCTTAGTTAAATAATTATGTTGTTGCCACTTTTTCAGCAACACATCTAAAATACCTTCCTCATTTTCGGTGAGGATAATATCGATTACTACTTGTTCTGTTTGCAAAAAACGATATATTCTATGTACTGCTTGAATAAAATCATTAAATTCATAGTCAATCCCCAAAAATATCGCCCTGTGGCAATGTTTTTGAAAATTGCAGCCACTGCCGCTCAATTCTTTTTTGGTGGCAAATAGTCTTGTTTTTCCATTTGAAAAATCTATAACACGCTTTTCACGCAAATCATAATCTTGCGAGCCGTATATATCTACAACATTCGGAATTGCCTTTTTGATTGCGTGTCTTTCCGCCTCCAAGTCGTGCCATATTATAAAATTGTTGTCGGGTTCACTCTCTATAATGCTTTTTGCAACTGCTACCCTGCGGTCTATACTGTTTCGCTTTTCCGCCGCACATTCAGATAATGACAGTGCCAAATCCCGTGTTAATTCAAACTGACCGTCACGGTCAACAGTAACTCCGCTATCTGACAGTTTGTGATAATTGATTTTTAACGGCGGCAAATCGTACCCCGTATCGTCATAGCCTAAATCGGACGGTTTTGTTATAAACAACGCCCACGATGACAACCAAACCCAAAATTCATCTTCCCTTTCGGGATATAGCGTTAAATGATTTGCTTTGGTACTGTCACGCTTAAAAAATCTTGTCAAGGCTTGACCTGTGTCCATAACCTCCAAAAAACCGCCGTAATGTATCAATTCCTTATACTTATTTGGCGATGGTGTTGCCGTATTAACCAACTTATACGGTATTCCCTTAAACTTCTGTAAAAACGTCTGATACGTCTTACTTCCGAAACTTCGCAGCACTGCCGCCTCGTCAAGCGACACCGCCTTGAAATATGTCGGGTCTATATCTCCGTCCCTCACTCTCTCATAATTTGTAAGCACAATTCGACTTGTAGCTGCCTGTACTTCATTCATATTGCGGACATATTGAGGCTCGTCCAAGCCTAACAATTCTACCGCATCTCTCTTAAATTCTTGTTTTACCCCAAGAGGTAAGACAATCAATGCTTGTCCGCCCTCTTTTCTTGTTATGATATTGCACCATTCCAACGCTTGTACAGTTTTTCCAAGACCGAAACTTTCAAACAAGGCACGTCTGCCGCCTCTGACCGCCCATATAACTGCATCTCTTTGGTGCGGTTTCAATATAGGGTTTACATCTTCCTCTGAAATCTCTATCCCTGTTTTTGGTGCAATATCAATCTTCGATTTTAGAAACTCTATATACTCCATTTTGCACTCCCTCTTTTTCATACTCACGAATTACCTTTTCACCTTCGGGTGTCGCATGAATGCCCTTTAAAATTACTGTTTGTTTATTGACTTTTTTATTTTCCAAGTCCCATATACGCAACGCCATTCGGAATTGTACTTCGTACTCGTGATGTGCCAACTCTCGCTTACGTTCAATTTCTCTCTGTTTGATACGTTTTTTCTTTCGTTGCCTGTCCTTTATTACCTTTTTGCAGCGGAAGAAGATAAATAAACAGATACAACATATAATTGCGTCTGCTGTTACCGCCGCAAGAACTTGCAGAAGTATCTTATACCAACTCATTCGGACTCACCTCTGTTAAATTGTTCAAGCTGCCGTTCAAGCTGCCTAATTTGATATGTTTGTTGGTCTATACTGTTTTGCTTGTCGTTGCATATTCCGCATATTGCTAAAATCAATACAAACTCCAAAGCACAAATAACCGAAATCAAAAATATTCTGTTGCGATTTTCTTTCTTCAATCGCTTTAATCGGCGGCGAAAAAATTCGCCCTCCGTCTGCGGATATATATGTATTTCATTACTTTTCATTGCTTATCTCCTCTTCCAACTCGCTGAATACCATTTTCAAAAGACGGCACGTTAAAATTTGAGCCTCCGTGCTTAGATTTTTTTCTTTAAAATCTTTTCTTTGGTCGTTTTTTAACGGCTCTTTTAACTGCATTACCAAGTCTTCCGGGTTCATTTGTGACAACATCATTAACAAAAATACAAATCCATTCATAGTTTAATCTCTCCTTTTACCATACTGCTACTTGTTCATCTTCTTCGTAAAACTGCTCTGTATATTCTCTGATAAGAATTTGAGCAATAATGTCATATACTTCTGCCGGGATAGATTTTACATCTACCGTTTCCGCCGTACTGTATTCTTTTAAATCCATAACAATGCCCTCCGTTTCTATTGAAATCTTCGGCATAATATGATATACTTTGATTGTCACATTGCGGTATATCTTATATGCCGTCTGCCTGTAAGGTGAAAACCTTGCAGGCTTTTTTATTTTTACTGTACATCAACTTTATTGACCGCCTCCATTCCTCTATGATATAATCAAGCGGAAAGGAGGTCTTTTTGTGGAAATATCTTCAATGTCCTATGGTAGTTGTTGTCCAAAATGCAAGCAACCTATCATTGTAACTTGGAAATTCGTAAAAGGTTATGTGGATTGTCCTAACTGCAATTATCCAATGCACATAGCTGAAGATGAATTTCGTGAAGTTATTGAAAGCATTAAACAACAACTTAATGATTAACTGATTATTGGCAGTAACTAAGTTACTGCCTTTACTTCTCCTACAACGCAAGGAATACGACATAGAGAAAAAGTATCTGAACATTCCCCGAAATATTTCCACACTTCCTTTTGGTCGTTTAAATTAAAATTGTCAACTTTTAAACTTATAACCACTCTTACATTAGTACCAAAAGGAAGTTTTTTAACTTTTGTCATTGTATTCATTTTTGACATCTTCACCCCACCTTTCCGCCGCACATACTTTAAGTGTCCGTAACAAGTAATAAGAAATCTTCATAGTTGGGGTCATATTCTATTGTGACCCTAACTTTTTTATCACTTCCCAAAAGATTTGCAAGTGCTATCTTTTCAAATATTTCATTTACTGTTTTTTTACGATGTCCCGTATAAACATCGGATATATCAAATTGACTTTCATTATATCCAAAATGATTTAATACTTTCTTAGCTTTTTGCATCTTCGTCACCTACTTTCCGTTGCACTTTACATCAGTTACCACTGTCGGCTTTTCTTTTAATGTCAAAACTCCGATTTCTTGAAGTCGATTGTAGCAATTATAAATTGTTTCCTGTGCCTCGTTCAATTTATCAAGAATTTCTTTAACTTCGCCTCTTGAATTTCTATTCTTATGTCATAGTTATTCATCTTCCCCCCACCTTTCCGCCGCATTATTTGTTTTTATGCCACATCCATAAAATTAAACGGATTAATTTCAAGAAAACGACATACCAAAAGCAACTCATCAGCTTTTAACTCACGGCTGTTCTTTTCATCAAAACACCTCGCCAATATTTGATAACTAATTCCCGTTGCCTCGGCAATGCGTGTTATCGTTATTCCCTTTTCTTTGATGTAATTACCTATTTTTCTTGTAACCATTTCGCCGCTCCTTTCTCTGTTTTGAAGAATTTATTTGTATTATATTCTTTATTTCAGAGAATGTCAAGGGGTTTTAATAATTTTTTCGCTAAAATAGAGAATTTTTTATTGACACTATATAAAACTTGTTGTATACTAATATTTAGAAAGGGGGATTTGATTTGAAAGAGAAAATTGCTTGTATATTAAAAGAATGTAGAAAAAAAAATAAATTTTCTGTTGACTATGTTGCTAATGAATTAAAATCGCAAGGATTTGAGATTGCACCAAAAACACTTTACGGCTATGAAACAGGAAAAAATCAACCTAATGCTAATATTTTCTTATGCTTATGTAAAATATACAATATTACTTCTTTTGATATGTTTTTTGATGAAGTTAATACAGAATATACAAATAAATCATATGGAGAATTAAATGACATCGGCAAACAAAAGGCTGATGAATACATAGAGGATTTAAAAGCTAATCCAAAATATACACAGAAAGAAAGTAAAAGTATCGAAAACACAATTTCTGATTTTGATACCGCTATTCCTGTATCAATTAATACAAAGGTTAAGACCAATAAAGATTAAAATACGTCAATGGACTAATCGTAATTATGTATATGAGTTATGGTTAGTTAGAAAAAATAAATAATTTATATAAGGGGGTAACACTTATGGCACTAATTAACTGTCCTGAATGCGGAAAAGAGGTTAGCTTGACCGCCGTATCCTGTCCTCATTGCGGATATGGTGTAAAAAAACATTTTGAGGACATTGAAAAAGAAAAAGCATTAGCTGCATATCAACAAACATTAGCATTAAAAAGAGAAAAAACCAATCAACTATTAAAAATTATTATACCAATCGCTATCGTTGTTTTTACTATTATAATTAGTCTAATAGCAAATATCTCAATACTTGCCGAAAGAAAAACTTTTAAATCAACAGACGATATGTACAATTTTTTAACAAGTTGTAAAAATTGGCAATTAGATAGTACTTCTAGTAACGAATATCTTGTAATTTACAACTATGGACTTGGACAAATAATTTCTGATAATGGAATGTTTAACATTGGTGATGAAATAACTCTCCACCCTTCTCGAGGTACTTTTGACTTGCAAGGCGGAAAATATGTAGTTTCTAAATCGGGAGATATAATATACAATTCTGGTAGTTACGAATATGTATATCAAAGAAGAAATTTTCCAATGAACATTGAAGAACCGGCAGATGTTTTAAAGATTGAAGTTCTATCAAGCGATGTAGATGAACAAGGTATGTTTAATGCAGAGTATAAGGTAACAAATACAGGTACACGTTCCTATCGTTTAATTGAATTATCTACTGTATTTACATTGACTGACGGTAGCAAAATGCCAGTAAAAAATGACTTTGAAATTGTCAAAACTGATGATGAGGATAACCTCTTTGTATTAAATCCCGGCGAATCAGGTTATGCTAAAGCTTTTTTAGAAAATGCTCCTGATAACATAAAAAATTCAAGTGTGCATATAAAAAAATTTTATACCGAACAATAAATTATATATGGGGGAATACTTATGAAAAAATGTCCACACTGTAATGGTATATTTTCTGATGACTTCGAGAAATGTCCGCAATGTGATATTGTTCTGTCAAACTATACATCTGATGACAAAGAAAAAGATGATAACGAAATTGAAAAAGAAAAAATACGAAAATTAATTACTATCGGTGCGTTGGTAGCTGCTTTTATTTTAGGTATCGGGTTTAAAAGCATTATAGGTGTAAAACGTACCGATTATGTCAATCTCAAAATTAAAAACGAAGAATTACAAAAGCAATATGATGAATTATCCACTGCAAAGGATGGTTTACAAAAAGAATATGATACATATAAACGTAAAATGCAACCATACGAAGAACAACAAGCAACTGCTGAACAAGCAGCTATCGAAGAACAAAATAAAAAAGCGGCTGAAAATGCTAAACAAGTAGCCGAACAGAAACAGCAAACCGAAGCACATCGTGATAATATGTACGGAATTAGTGATAAAGATATTAATAGTGTCAATGATACTTTTTCCGCCGCAAATGTTCGTAATGATAAAACAGGAAATTGGCGAATATCGAAAATTTCCGAAAATATAAATATGGAAGAATACGCATTAAGTTATTATAAAAAATATTTTAAAAGCGATAGCGAAATTCACTGGATTGTCAATTTTACTTTAAAAACAACAACGTGTATCTCTGTTTCGGGTAATATGCTTTTTGTTGATGTACACGAATATGTAGACGGCGAAGAACATTATGCGGATACTTTAGGCAGTGGAATGACATTATCGAAATTTCACATATATACAGATAATGGAGATATAGAAAAAATACAATAAGTAAAAAATCCCCCTTGCTACGCCAATAGCAAAAGGGATTTAAGAGTGTTATGATATAACCTCAATTCCAAATATAATTATATCATAACACTC